GCTGGGCACTTACTCGGTTGGGAGTTCCCCGATTGGTGTCGCAGTCGATGCGTCCGGCAATGTTTGGGTTGCAAACAATGGCTCCGCCAACGTGACTATGTTATCGAGTGGTTATGCGATAGGGAATCGAACGCCGCTCGTGGTGAATATCTCACCGCAGACCTGCCTTGCGGATGGGACGGGGGGAGGAGTTTGCGGTGCTGGGCTTGCGCATAGCGACTATGCCCACGTTGAAGGGACTCTGTTCGCTACAAATACAATGCTTGGCCCTGTATTTGCGGAACCGTTGCAGGTTCACTTCAAAACGATTATTGTGCGACTGAGCGGCACGATCTCCTGTACTGGGGCTCCGGTTGTCTCAATGATGGACTTGGGAACATCCCCATCAACAGCTTTTGGTAGTGCAATCGGGAGTGTTGCGGCGGTCACAACAGGAACATCCGATGGGGTATATCAGTACAGCGTCAGCGTCAACATGACGCCCGGAGACTACTACGGGTTTGCCTTTACTGGAGGTACTTGCGTGACTGCTCCGACATTCGACATTACCGCGCAGGTGCAATAATGCACCTTCTTCTCTTTCTCGTGATGCTCGCACCGCACACGCCGACCGTGCGCCAGCAGCAGTACCATGAGAGAGCAAGCAAGGCGCGGGTGCATGCTTATCGGATGTTTGTTGACGAGTGCCAGCATCCCAAGTTGAGGCATTTCTACAGAAAGCCGACGTTTTGCAAGGTTGTGAAGTAGGTGTAACTAGCATCACCCCTCTGCGCGGGTAAAGCGCAAGCCGAGAGGCGAGGGACGCAGCACCGGAGGAGTATGAAGTGGCAGACAGAGTACACGGATACAGGGACTGCCCACGCGCCGGGGATTTTACTCGGTTTGAGAAAGCCGTCGCCGACCTTGAGGTCAAAGTGTTCCGTGGCAACGGTCACGATTCATTGGAGGTGCGTATGGTAGCTGTCGAATCGAGCTTAGAGAGCATTGCCGGAAGCATGAAGTCGCTGGTTGACTCTGAGAAGACTGCCATCAGCTTTATTACGCGGTTTGAGGAACGCGAGAAAGTGCAAGACGAGGGCAGAGCAGAACAAGTGGTGGGGGTGAAAAACGACCTTGAGCAGTCAAACATAAACAAGACTCTAAGGCAGAATGTACGGCTTGCAGTGGCTTCGATCTTTGCGCTGTTGCTTGTGGGAGCAGTCGGTTGGGGGATAACGATTCACGACGACCGCATACAGGCGCAGTGGCAGCAGGAAATACACGCTGAGATGCAGGTGAAGAAGTGAGGTTGTAGATGTGCTGTGGACTGCATGCCGATTCAGACGACGCTAAGCGCAAGAGGCGCGAACGAAGAGCGGCGATGTTGTCATTGTTATTGTTTTCACCTTGGAAGAAGTTGAGGCCGAATATTGCGATGGCTTCGCATGCATTAGGTAATTATTTCGACGCAGTAGATTTGGCAATGGAGACAGGAACGATTTCGACAGCTTTGAAGTCAGGCGTACCGATCGTAGGATCAATGACCCGCTTGATTCGGGCATCGATGATCGGTGGTTATCAGGATGCGGGGCATTTGATCGGTCGTACTCCTGGGAATCGAATGATTGCTCGAGCAGAGTCTCTGGCGAAGCAAAGAGCGGAGTTGGTTAGTGGTCAGATGTTGAAGACGTCTAAGAGATGGTTGAAGGCGAACCCATCCAGCGACTTTGCTCTTAGTTCAGCGAGAGCGGATCGTGCAGCAAGGTTTGAGGCGGCGAAGGCGTACTACGGCGGTATGCATCAGGTGTTGAACGGGCAGGACATGATGAAGAGCTGGATTTGTTTAGGCGATTCGCCGTGCGAGGAAATTTGTACACTCAATGAAGACGACGGCCCTATCCCGATGGAGGAAGTATTCTCATCGGGCGACAGCGCACCGCTTGGGCATCTCGAATGTATGTGCATTCTTTCAGTCTCACGAGTGGAGGATCAATGAGTTACTTGGATGACGCGGTCGGACAGTTGAAGGTATTCGAGGGATCGATTCCCTGGCTCTATCGGGACACGCGCGGCAACGTGACGGTAGGCGTAGGCACGATGATCCCCAGCCTGGCTGCATGCGTGACATTGAACCAGTCGCATCCGTTGCATTGTGAGAATGCTCCTGCGACGATGGCCCAGATCATGGCGGACTGGAATCGTTTGCAGCACTTACCGTTTGGTCAGGAATACGCGGCCGGCGGATACAAGGCTTTGATGTCGGTCTATCTGCTCGAGGCAGACATCACGGCTCTGTTGATGGAGATCGTGACGCAGTGCGACACCAATCTGCGCAGGGATTATCCAGACTACGATTCATTGCCGGACGGAGTGAAGCTGGCATTGATCGACATGGACTACAATCTCGGCGACGCGAAGCTGAGAGGATCCTATCCGCGGTTTGATGCTGCGGTGGACGTGAAGGATTACACGACGATGGCGGCTCAGTGTCATCGCGCTGGGATTCCGGATGCTCGGAACGAATGGACGAAAAACTTGTTACTAGCCGCGGCCAGTGGTACATAATGGCGACGGGTAGGTATTCATTGAGGCGCGGCTCCGGTTTAGCCGGATGAGATAGGCGGAGGAGGAACATCATGCGAGTTTCGCTAACTGGCGATACCATCGCTCAATTGCTTTCAGTGTCCGGCGACAGCGTCGGGGCTTTCAAGGCCGGCCGCAGTTATGATCTGGCGCGTGTGCATTTAATTAGGGTGGGATGCCCGCGAGAGATGCAGGCATCGACTGAGAACAGGATGAACGTGTCGATCGTGATCGAGAAGAATCGCAAGCACTACGGCGAGATCGCGGCGACGGGATATTACCCTGAGGCTGTGGTGGTGGCCGGCGCGTATCGCCGTAATAGCCTGATTGCTCATGGCGTGTTGGATGCAATGGCCTGGGTGGAGCGCGGCGCTATCGAGATCAATGCCGACGACGCTATCGGTTGCGGGGAGCTGACAGAGAAGCTGTCCCATCTCATTCAGGTGAAGATCTACGGCAACAACCAGCCCATCACTGGACAGCCCTGGCCATACATCGTCCAAGTCTATCCGTTCGAGAACTACTTGATCTACGAGTTCGGCGGACAGAAGTTCCGGCAGGCGTTCGCGCTTGACCCGACTGGACGCAATGTGGCTTTGTCGGGCGACTCGGTCAAGGTGCAGGAGAAGTTTGTCGACGCATGCGGATCGGGGATGCCGCGGACACAGGATGGAATGCGGCAGGTCAAGAATCCTTTACCTCTGGCAGGCAATCAGGTTTCTAGCCGCGGCGGAGAGAATTCGGATCTGGTGCGGATGGTCATTCGCAACACGGCCAACGTGGACAAGGTTGTAGCCAAGTTGTTGGCTGCGATCAAGAACGGATTGTACAAGCCATTGCAGCCGGACTTCTATCCGGTCAATCTGTCGGATGCAGGAAAGATTCTTGGGCCTCTGGTAGAGGCTGGGATCTCGCCGGTCGACTTTGTGGCCTGGGCGGACGAGAACGGCGGCGAGTTCATGGAGTTCCGCGACTTCTCAGACAAGACCAGAAAGAAGATGGCGAAGACTGGCGCGGCGATGAAGAACGGCGGATTTCCGATTCAGAACCGGCAGGATGTCAGGAACGCGGTCAGGTCAATCGGCCGTGCCAAGAATCCTGCTGCTACCAAGACGCACATCATCAAGCATGCGAAGAAGTTGGGCGTGCTTGATGAGTTGCCGAAGCAATGGAAAGCGGCGGACATGAAGGCGTGGGGTAAGACGTCCCATACCCATCACACCACTGGACACAATCATGCCAAAATGCATGACAGTGGAAGTCAGAAGAAGGCGTCCTTCAAGGTCTAGACATGAGTAAGGTGATTGCATGGATGATGTTCGCGTTGTTGGGGACGCAGGCACAGTTGATTGTGCCTGCGAATACGACCGTCATCATCGCTGGCGGCAGCTACTCGGTTGTGTTTGAGAAGGATGTGTTCGGCCCGGTGCGAAGTAAGAATGGGATCGCGTTGACTCCTGTTGCGGCTGCTGTGACTTGCCCTGTCGGTATGATGGCTGGCAGGATTGTCATAAGCTCGCAGTTGCAGCCTAAGCAACAGGCTATTGCGATGATTCATGAGACAGTTCACATTGCGCAGACTTGCGACAAGCGCGCGTTGCCGGTCGACGAGAAGATTGCTCAGGATGTATCAGATCTGTTCGACAGTCCGGAGGGATTGTTCATCATGAAGGAGCTGAGATGAATCTCGGACAGCGTATCGTGCTGCAAGCTGGAGGCCCAGGCAGCGGTCGTCACGCTGGTGGCGGCTTTGCTATTGTCACACATCGCACAGGTGCTATCGTGAAAGGTATCCCTACGAAAGAAGCAGCTAAGGTGTTAATGAACCAGAAAAAGCGGCAGCGTCGGCAGCTTATAAATCACGATCTGGACATCATTACTCTGCACCACCAGAAAAGATGAAGGTGGTAGAGCATGGCCCGGATGAATCGTTATCGGATATCGGTAGTAGAGTGCAGCAGGAATCGGGTAAGGTGTTGTCGTACTTCTGAGGACTTATGAATTTAGGACAGCGGATCATTCTCGGCAGCTTTGCCACCCCGATGGCCAGCGACCATTTCGAGGTGTTCCAGGCTCCGTCACCGATTCCGACCAATCATCCGCCGAGTCTGAGCAATCCGAAGAAGGTTGAGCCTGACACGATGCAAGAGGGTTGGCAGAGGAAGTCGTCGAAGAAAAAGAAGAAGCGCGCTAGACGGGATATGAAAGAGATCATCCAGAAGACGTTGAATCAGGGCAGACCGACGATGGTGAACCACAGCAAGGGCAGCGATCCGAATCTGTGGAATCCGTCTCAGATCGCAGACTTGTAATTAGGAGGACAGGACAATGCTGGTAGCTATTCAGAATTGGCTGGCTGCGAAGGGCGGCTTGGCTCATGTGGTGGCGGCAGCTTATCTGTTTACCATCGCGGCGTATGCTGGCGTGCCGAATTTCGCCCACGCGCTCAATATGGTCTATGCTCAGTTGCCGGCGTGGGCGCATGAGTTCCTCTTGGCCGGCCTTGGGGTGGTCGCGTGGTATACGAATCTGAGGAAAGCTACGTCTAAGGTCTAACTCTTCGACGTAGGGCATCCTACGCAAGACTACGGGCCTTGTGGCGGCTGGTTACAGGCGTCAGTTGTGACGTCAGGGCTATTTGTTATGATGGATGGAGTTTAGTACGGCCACGAGAGTGGAAGGAGAACCATCATGTCTTTCGCATCATTTGAATCACGCTTTCTCGCAATCCTGCACAAGATCATCCCGTTCATCGAGCCGACCGTTAAGGCCGTCGAGACGGGCATCGCCTCTGCGAACCAGCCTGGGGCCACGAAGCAGAGCATCGCCATTGCAGCACTTACCGGCGCTAACAGTGTCGCTGATGCTGACTTGTCGCAGGAAGATCAGGCGACGGCGGATGCGGTGACTGCTGTGGTCGCTGCCGCAATCAACGGAACGGTCGCCGACCTGAAGAAGCAGGGCACGTTGGCTCAGGCAGAAGGCGTGACCGACGACGTGATCCAGGCAGTCGCAGGTGTGACTGCTGCCATCGCTCCACCGGCAGTGTCGGACGCAACCGCCTAACATGAACCTGCTACGCGCCATTCTGCACGACCTCGCCCTTGTGATGCTTGTCATCGCAGGGGCGTTGGGTTGTGCGGTGTTATATAAGGCTTTGAAGATCGAGGGCGATGTCAAGGCGGCGCTGGTCACGGTCAACACTCCCAAGTCGGGAACGCTATCGATGTTGGACGATACGATCTTTCAGGGGCGACTGACAATCGATGCGACGAACAAGGTGTTACTTCATGAGCAGACGCAGCTTGGAACGATTGACGGATATGCTAGAAACCTGGACGCAGAGATTTCTGGACTGGCTTCCCATGGCAATACAGCGCTCGACTCGTTTAGTGGGGTCGCTACTGGGGCTAAGGAAACCCTGACGACGCTTACAGCGCATATCACTCCTGTTCTCGACTCCACTACTACTGCGATCAATACGGGGACGGATTACTTCCAGAAGAAGCAGCCGCAGTTTGATCTGTTGCTGACGCACGTTGACGATCTGACTGTCTCGGGGAATGGATCTGTTGTGAAGTTCAATGCGTTGCTGGACAATCCAGCCATTCCGCGTATCGAAGAGAGTGCAGCGGACTTTCTAGGTACAGGCGCTCACATGCTTGCGACTGGCGATGCGGTTGAGACGAAGTTGGCGCAGTGTACGCTGCACCCGCACATGAGTTGCTATGTGAAATCGGATCTGTTGTTCGGGGCGCAGCTCGGCGGCTATTTGCTGTCATCTGTTCCGAAGTAGGAATCACATGAGCAAGTTGATTATGTTCGAGGGAACACGCGGCGAGGATATGCGTGTAGCGTTTGAAGACGCTATGAAGCGCATGGATGAGTGTGATGGGGTAGTCATCCTCATGCAGAAGAAGGCTGGCGGGTTCTTGTGGTTTGCGCCAGCTATGATGAAACTGGAGACGATGATTTTTTATCTGTGGTCGGCTCTCAAGCATCTAGGAGAGTAATTTCAAGGAGGACGTATGAGTTGGGGAATAGGGTACGTTGGCAAGGCTCCCGCGGTAAGAACACAGTGTGCGACTGAATTCGCAAAGAACCCTTGCAGCGAACCTGAGGAGACAGTTCGTCAGGCAGCGGCTGCGGTGATTGATGCGGCTCTGGCGGCTCAGGATGCATCGAACGTGGTGAGGGTGGCGGCTTGTGGCAGCCAGTCGTTCAAGAACTACACCGATCAGACGGGCGTGACCAATTCGCTGTCAATTACCATCGATCCGTTGTACGGTTTCATCGAGTAGTTCTCAGGACAATGAAGACAGGAAACGGCGCAGACGATGCGCCGTTTCTCTATAGTGGAGTTAGTTGACGAGAAGGGATATCGTACCGAGGGCAAGTCCGAGAGCTACAAGGCTTGGCTTGGGCCAGGGTGGTGTGTTGCCCTGGTAGGCGGCTATGACGAAGCAGACCGCGGCAAGAACGAGTAGAACGTTGTGAGCAGTGATGAGCATTTTGAGGTACCTCAGTTTATGTTGGATGTAGGTAAGGTCGAGGAGGTTGTATATGAAGTATGGATTTGTGTTGGCGTTGTTTCTTATCGGTTGTTCGTTTCAGCCACCGCAGCCTCAGGCTAAGCGGATATGGGTGATGTCGGAGATGAACCATGCTGACTTCACGGTGAAGGAAGACAATGGGACTTCAGAGTTGTATGTGATGCAGTTCTGTTACTACGATGCGCCGGTTGCGATGTGGCAGGGACTTTATGCCGATATCGTTGTTGCATGGGACAGTACTACATATGCTCGCGGGTGCTATCGAGTACTAAAAATCACTGCTCTCAACTAGGCGATCATGCTCATCAAGAACCTAAATTTACTCGGAGACTGTTTGTATACGCTGAAGCCGATCGCGGATCTGCGTATGCAGCGGCCTGGTGAGGAGATCGTGATCGGCGTCGACAACGATCTGTCAGGTGAGATGGTGCGACGTCAGTTTGCGGGTACACAGGTTGAGGTGGCGGACATCGCGGATCTCAGTCGCACGGATGTTGATCTATCGGCCGGCGCTGCATCGAGGATGTGTACGGCGCATCTGTTGCGTTACGGCTCGTATCTGCACATCTCGGAATGCTACGCAGAGATGCTGGGCGTGGACAGTAGAGGTTGGGGCAGAGACTTTACTCCGCTGACTTACTGGAGGGCGTGCTGGGGCGATAAGGGTCTTCCGCCTATTCCGTCTCAGGTACATCCTTATGTGGTGATATCGCCATTTTCCCGTTCATGCTCTCGGCAGATGGGGATGAGGCCGAACAAGACGCCCGACATTGAGCGTTGGGGGCTGTTGATTGAATGGCTGCACTCGAAGAATTTGGATGTGGTGGTATCGCATGGCCCGAATGATGTATGGACGGGTGTGCCGGTTAAGTTGGTTACGACTGAATCATTGCGACAGCTGGTTCTCAATCTGTCAGGTGCGACTGCGGTGATCACGGTTGACAACGGAATCGGCCACATCGCATCGGCTTTGGGATGTAAAACTTTAATCTTGTGGCCTCCGATATCGTCAGTTCCGTTCATCGCGCCGACGTGGAGCAAAACCACTACATTGATATACATGCAGCCGGCTCGGGTGAGAGCTGACCAGTTGCGAGACTTAGTGATGAAGGAGTTGAAGATATGAATAGTTTTTGGGTTGGCATACTCACGGCCGCATTGTGGATGGGGGCGGGTCTGTGGTGGATCGGTAGGATGGATAAGGCAGCTAGGCGCAGGAAGCGGCAGCTGCTGGACAAGATACGCTGCACCAAGCGTGTCTATCATCGGACAGAAGATGGGACTGCCTTCAAGGAGGAGTGATTGAAGTTCACCGGTGGCACTCGCGTCGACTCTAAGGGCTACTTAGTGGTCAAGGCCGGCCCACACAGAGATGTGCGATTGGCGACTTTGATTCTCGAGGCCAAGCTGCGCAGGAAGTTGCGACGCGATGAGGATGTACATCATTTGGACGGGAACAAATTGAATATGGGCGAGTGCGGCCGCAATCTTCAGGCGAAGGGTCACGCGGAACACGGCGCGGTCAGCAACAAGCAGCGTATGTTTCTGAAGTTGAGAGATGAGAAAGAACGACAGGCGTGGGAGCAAGAGTTTCCTGGGTCTACGGAGGCGAGTGTATGACAGAAGCTGTATTGATATTGCTTAGGCAGTTGCGGGATGTGAGAAGATCTTCGCTGACGGATAAGGTAAAGATTGCGGCGGAGTTGTTAGCTGAGACTGGGATGATCCCGAATACGCCGAACGCGAAGCATAACTGGATTGAGGGGCACGATCCTGGAGATACGACATGCCGGTAAAGATGACCAAGGCGGCGATCAACAAGCTCTTAGTGGAGGAGCGTGCGAAGATGCGCACCAAGCATAAGCAGTCTGCATTCATGCGTCGGACGCTCAACATCTATAACGGTCAGACGACTCGGATGCGCGAGTTCTTTCATCTGAAGCTGGCGGAACTGCCATACAGTATCGAGGAGTTTCGTGACGCGGTAGGGATTGCTTTACAGGAGCCGTGCTGCTACTGCGAATGCAAGCTGACAGTCAAGACAATCACACCAGATCATGCTACTGCTGTATCGACGAGCGGCGGCTGGGGATTGGACAACATAAAGTTTTGCTGTCAGAAGTGTAATTGGAGAAAAGGAATCTTGACAGCGGACGAGTTTACTTGGCTGGTCAGGATTCTACGCAAAGGATTGTCGGCTGCGTCGCTCGAGGATGTATGGCGCAGACTGGTGATCGGCGGGAAGTGGGCACCTAGATGAGTGATATCGGTGTGTGGGAATCTCCCGCTAACTGGGGTCGCAACAATGACGGAACGAAGATGGGGTTTGATGTGAAGGACTATACTGACGAGTTAGTTGTGGCGATTGAAGCGGTAGGCGATCCTTGTTATGTGCATGCACGATGTTGGTGCGGCTACGCAAAAGGACTCGTGCGTAGTCATACTATGGTTTGCCGACGCCTTCGTAAGTTGGTTAAGGACGCGAAAGAGAGACGTTTATGAACGAGATAATCGAGAACGAGCTGAAGGGTCTGCGTGCTATCGGCCTCATGCATGAGCGGCAGGTGAAGGAAGCGATGGAGCGGATCGCCGATGCTTATTTTGTAAAGGGACAACTGTCGGTAAAGGAAAAGAAAGCTCAAGATGGGTAGACGTGGAGAGCGCAAATATTCCGTGGTGTCTAAACGTTTTGGGAGACTTACAGTGGTCAGGTATGCTCCTGAGGTTGGGAAGTACCACGTTGAATGTGTTTGTTCTTGCGGGAACGTATTTACGACTTCACAGTATAATTTGATTGGCGGAAGTACTAGGTCGTGTGGATGTCTCGCACAGGAAAATAGAGCTGCATCGGGGGCACGCAATGCATTCGATTTAACGGGGCGTGTTTTCGGTATGCTTACAGCTTTAGAGCGTACAAGCGCTCCAGGCGAGTGTAAGACGGTTAAGTGGCGATTTAGATGTGTTTGCGGCAGGGAAAAGGTCTTAGGAGGATGCTATGTTACCTGTGGACAGATAGTTTCGTGCGGTTGTGCTGTAGGTACGATTGTAAGAGCAGCGTCGTTTCGGAAGCGAAGTCGAGATTATCGTAATAATAGACTTGCCTGCGATCCTATTTTTCGGTTGTCGTTCAGGTTCAGAGCAGCGGTTAGAAAGTCGCTTCGGAGGTTTGTTTCGCAGAAGTTGGCGAATTGGGAAAGGTGTTTAGGGTATACGGTGGATGATTTGCGACTGCGTCTAGATTCTACGATGCCGGTCGGATATTCATGGGATGATTTTTATGCTGGTAGGCTTCATATAGATCATATGAGACCTTTGGCTTCGTTTGTTTTTGCGGGGAAAGATGATCCTGCGTTTTTAGAGGCTTGGAGTTTAGACAATCTACAGTTGTTGACAGCAGGCGATAATATGACCAAGCATGACAAGTGGACAGGCATATGCTGAATCGATCCAATTCAGTAGTCTTCCTGGGGGCGTGGTTGGATGCATGTTCACTTTGGCGCATGTATTATCCCCATCAAAATTTGAATGGGAGCAGCTTCTACTGCTTTGCCAACCAGCCCAATTTCGACATGATCGCCGGCTGCGACATCATCGTGGTTCAGAGGTGCTGTTCTCAGGCGCAGTACAACTTCATCAGCACATGTCGGTCGCTCGGGTCGAAGATAATCTACGACTTGGATGACGATGTGTGGGATCTGCCTGAGTCGAACCCTGCTCACGTTCCGTTGACTCAGATGCGGGAAGGATTTGTCGCTTGTATTCAGTTGACGGATCTGGTGACCGTATCTACGAAGACGTTGGAGAAGCGGATTAGGGCTAACGTCAAGCCGCTGAGGAATCGTTTCACAGGACGTGATGTGCCTGTGGTGGTCGCTGAGAATTGGATGGATCAGCGGCTGTATGCGACGCCGCGGAAGAGTAGCAGGTTCATCATCGGCTGGAGCGGATCGAGTTCGCATATCGGCGATCTGGCGATGACCTATGACGCGTTGAATGCGGTATCGGGCGAGAATCCTGACGCCTTGATCGAGTTCCGCGGATGCGATCCCAGCGCGGATATGAGGAAGATACGCAACTTCTACCACAAGCCCTGGGTGCCTGTAGCCGAGTTCTCTGCCAGAATGCCGGTGTGGGGATGGAGTATCGCGTTGGCTCCAGTGACAGACCATCCGTTCAACGACGCGAAGAGCTGCATCAAAATGCTGGAATCTGCGTACTGTAAGATTCCTTGTCTCGCCAGTTGGGTGAAGCCTTACGATGACTTTACAAGTCATGATCCTGAGTTGCGCTGGCTGCTCTGCGCGGGTCAGGGGAATTGGAAGCCTAAGTTGCGCGAGTTGATTCACGATGAAGGTCGGCGTAACGACTTAGGGCAAAGGGCATATAATGTGTTGACGAAACATTACACATTCAACCGGGTACATCCTGGCTGGCGTGAAGCATTCGAGACTGTACGGGGCTGAGGAGGGATCATGGTGGAATGGTTGGCATCGCACAGGATCGTTTACACCAGCTACCTAACGGTGCTCGGGGTGGCCGGCTGTGTTGTCGGGTATATTGCGTTTGCGGGGCTTCTGGCATGGATCGAGACTCGCAATACACCGAAGACTGATTTCTTTACCTGTGATCGGCATGGGACGTTTCCGGTGAAGTCTTTAATCTTGATCGATCTGGGCGACGGCCGGCATCCAGTTCAGCAGTGCCCATTTTGTTATGATGCTGCATTCAAGTTGGCAGACCAACGTCTGAAGGATGAGGAGGCGAAACGTGGAGCAGTCCCAAAATTACAGTAATGACGCTGCGTCTGCTTATCTGGACAGAGTATCTGCTCGGGTGACGGCTGGCATGTCGGACGCTGAGGTACTGGCTGTGGTTGACGATGAGTTGGATGCGACGTTGCATCCAGCAGAGGCTCCAGCTGCGGTCTGCGCTGATTGTGGTGCTCCCTGTACGGATGAGGATTTTATACCTGGGTATGTGCAGCGATATCGCTGTGGGATGTGTGTGGTTCGGTACGCAGCTTCGATGATGGGGTAGTTCTATGATGCATTGGATTTACAACTGGAATTTGGTCGTGCTTACTCTCGAGGGCATATGGTTCTTAAGCATCGCGCTCAGAGTAAGCAGCTATACGAAGACTCCACGACAGTGCGACATTTGCGGTTGTATGTCGGTTGAATGTAAGCCATTCTTTCAGGCTAAAATATCGGCGGACTTTGCATGTCCTGAATGCGGCAGAAGAGAATCGGAATTGATATGACAGCGACTGAAGACATTCTATTCGTGATGCCGAAGGACAGGGAGATGCAGTTTCCTGCGATGGCGGCTAATCAGGTTTATGTGAATAGTTATAGGATCAAGATGGAGGCCAACTGTGTTACGCCTATCATGCCGACGTATAAGTTCCGTTATCAGGTGGAAGTGGCAGACGAGTGTTGGGATTTGTTTCGGCGTCTCGGTATCGAGTTGAATCAGGACAGGGAACAGATTGGATTCCCCGATTCGGTGATCGAGTTGACAGATGAGAAGCTACTCAGCTTCTATAATTCTGAAAAACATGCGTCACAAATCTGTGCAGCCATCGCTGGGGTTGAAGCCCCGCCATATCCTAAGATTCGTCAGGTATCGTGTACGCGCCCAGAGTGTTTATGGGTAGCAGGAGATTTGGACTTAAGAGTATCGGAGATTCAGTTTAGGTGGGATGATTTAGGTGTCGGCGATCTTGTGCCGGACGGTATTGTAGTTGGGTATCAGTCTTGGCAGACTTATGCGGCTGCGGCGATGGGACTCCCCGTCATTGAAGTGTTGCGGAAGACGCGCAGTGTGAATTGGTTGAGCAAGTTTGCTAATCCGTTGTACCGGGCGATTGAAGAGGGGCATCTGGATCGACTGCCGGACACGTTGAAAAACATTAGGGCGATATTGACTTATAAAGCGGAGCAGGCGGCTAAGGCATACGACGCAGCGGCAATCAAGTATCATGGTGAGTATGCACGATTGAATTTCCCGAAGGGGAAGAGATGCCGATAACAGAAGGTTCAAGTCGACAAGGACAACGCAACCAAGACGGATCGTATCGAATTGTCTGCTCCGATTGCAGACAGTACATCTGCGATTCACATATAAAGTTGATCAATGCTCGGTGCGCTCTGTGTGAGCGAGCCCTGGCCGGCGAGCCTGTTCCGACGGATGCGATTCAGATGTATGTTGCAGGCAAGGCTGGACACAGAGATGTTTCAGTGTTGCGGGTTGAGGATGACGATAATCGCGGAGGCACCAAGTTCACTCTGCGATCTCTGCTCGGGTTGACGTCACGCGCTCTTGGTTTCACCAAGCCTGAAGCGGAGCCGTTGGAATCGGTGAAGGTGTCGAAGGGCAAGCGTCGGCCGCGGTTGTTTGCAGATGTGGACTTATCGGATGAGTCGCAGGGGATTGGTAGCATGGAGCAGATTGACAAGGCGTTGACGGCAGAGAAAGAAGGACAGTGATGGAGATAATGTGCGGGGCATGCAAGCTGCCGGTTACTATCCCGGACTTGGAGCAGCCGAAGATCATCAATCTGCCAGGAACCAGTGTTTTGATCCTCGAGCATTCTGAGCAGACGTTGTGCCCGAAGTGTTTGGTACCGATCACCGCCGGTATTGCGATGGCGCAGCTGGCGTTGGTTGGGTTTCCTGTTCCGCCGAAGCAGCAGAAGAATTTGATTGTTGTACCGAACGGAATGATCCAGCATTAGGAGACGAGATGGCAGTCGGTCGCACATTCGATGTAGTGGCTTTCAGGAAGAAGCTGGAGGCTGTGGTCGCTACGACTGCGAACGGAGTACCGACCGTAGTGCAGTGCAGGATGAACGGAATTGACGCACCGGCCATCGCGAAGCAGTTAATGAACGCGGGATATGATGCAGAGGCTGTAATGAGAATGATGAGGGGAATATGAAGACTGAGGAACGTGTAGCGAAGATCGACGAGATGTGTCAGGAGCTGTTTGCAGCGAACACGATGTTTACACCGATCTACCCGTGGATCTTCGTCATGGTCTGCCAGAAGGCGCAGCAGGTCGGCGGGATCTATCTGCCTGAGAAGCAGAACAAGACGGCGCATGAAGGGATCGTACTGGCGACTTGGAAGGAGAAACTTATCGGCGGTAGGGGAGAGTATGTATCGGTGCGTTCGGAGATGCGTCTTGGCGACCGCGTGACATTCCATCACTTCGCCGGCCAGCCTATTCCTGGATATGATTCGGATCGCTTTCGTGTGGTCAAGGAGCGTGACTGGAAAGAAGAGGGCGGTATCTTCGGTCGTATCGATTATGCTGACGCTGATACCAAGCCGATTGAGCAGTTGCAGCGGGTGTTGCTGGACAAGGCTAACATCAAGATTGCGGAGCTTATGGGGAAGATCGGGGATCGGTTTCTGGTAGTTGATCGTGAGGCGGGTTCTGTCACGCTTAGCGGTGTATGAGTCGTTTGCGGTCTAACTCTTCGACGTAGGGCATCCTACGCAAGACGACGGGGTGTTCTGTGGGCCAACAGAAGGCAGTTTCGATGGAGGATCTGGTTCGGATGGCTGTGTTAGTGTCAATCGCTACTTGAATCGTGAAGGATATGCGTTCAGCTCGGGGTAAGATGAAGCGATGAAACGCATGATTGACATCGAGTTGGACGAGTTGTGCGCGGCTGCGGACGACCATACGCCGGCCAGTCTCAGGTCGACGCTCGATATGGATGCTCGCATGGTTGACTGCGGACATCGGGTGGAGCGCACACCATCGCTCGGTGAGTTGGATGGAGATGAGGACGTATGAAGATTCTTATGGGTGGTTTGGGTATACTCGCTTTGTTGTATCTGTTCTGGATTACATTCACTGGATTGATTTGAAGACGGTATCGGTTTTATCTATGGTGGAGAGGTTGACGATCCTGAGTCTGGGAAAGCCGCACCGCGGATAGGCGGAATGCTCTGTCGGGGTTGCTCCCGTGGAGCTGATACCGACAAAGGGATCGTTGGCTGGGATAATGCACGGCGGCAGGGTAGCTGATTTCGACGTAAAACGAATGCGACGTAGAGGCCGCAAGGCTCACCGAAAGCTATTAGTACATATCGTCTATAAGCTGCGAGTCCGCCGTGCATTTTCGATGGGAGATATATGACTCGTTTAGTGATCGAGACGACAAATGATGCTCGTGTGTTGTGCGTAGCGTTCGAGGATCGATTGGTATTTCAGTCGGGCGATACCGTATCGGAGAGGTGGCCTGAGCGACGTGTTAGGATGGTGTCGCGTGAGGCGATAGTGATGAGCGCGTACATCGATCCGGTGCAGGTGGCGGAGCGTGCTTTGGGCGGGCAGATCGCACAATGGCATCTCAGGGATGAGCCCTAGTTTGCTGTTCGTCATCGGCTGGCGGCGAGTATCATTCTTGAATGGCAGTCCGACCGGATAAATCTCTCGCACATGATCAGCTCCAGGCGCTCCAGGCTATGTTGAAAGCCTGGGGCGTTCCTGTCTTTGTGTCTGCGATGATTTGGATATTGCAGAAGCAGGATGACTCAAAGGTACAGTTGGAGCAGCCTACGCGCCTTGTGCCGTTCATGCTCAATCCTATTCAGAAGGACTTGTATGAGCATCTGGCGCAGAACAATCTGTTGTTGAAGTCTAGACAGATGGGCGGCACGACATTCTTTGCTCTGGTGCGCGGGCTGTTGAATGTCATCACCAATGAGGGAACCAACGCGATTCTGGTCAGTCAGAAGAGTGAGATGGCGGAGACTCACTTTCTCATGGTGCAGCGCGCGTATCGGATGTTCGGTGTGCGCGATCCGCACGACGACGCAGCGAATGATGTGAATATCAGTTTCAGACAGAATCTGTTGCATACCAAGTTCGTCAACCGGCGAGAACTTTATTTCGATCAGCTTGAGTCGAGAATGTCTGTTGAGTCGGCTGAGGTGGAGGAAGGCGCACAGGGTATCACGCTGCACCACATCATCGGCTCGGAGTATGCGCGCTGGCCGAAAGATCCGGCAGCGACTTTGGCGAATATCCGCGGCGCTCTGGTACCGGGCGGCACGTTGGATCTGGAGTGTACAGCGAACGGGGCTGTCGGGTCGTTCTTTGACAAGTACATGCTGGCGATGAATTCGCCGGAGTTGTCTGACGCCAAGGCCCACTTTTACGCGTGGTGGGAAAGTTCCGAGTATACTATCAGGCTCGATACCAAGCAGCAGGAAGAGTTGGCGGCGGATTTACAGGAAGATGAGCGGCGGCTCATAGATACATTTCACATCGACTTGCAGCAGGTTGCATGGCGCAGGGAAACCAAGAAGCAGTTCCCTGGAGTGGAGTTCGACGAGAAGTATCCTGAGTCGGCGATCACAGCGTTCGTCGTTTCAGGTAAGAGCTACTTCGACAGGGACATCCTTGTGGCGCGCCGGATGGAGTTGCAGACGTTCAAGCCGTTCAAGTCTTACCACGCGGGCGAGGCGAAGTTCTTCTTCCAGCGAATACCTGGACGCAGATATGTGATCGGAGCGGATACGGCTGGCGGCAAAGCGATCAGTAACAGCGATACGGATAACTGTGCGGCGGTGGTGTTGGATCTGTCGAATGGAGAAGAGGTGGCGGCGTACTGCGCGAAGGTCACGCCTGAGGACTTCGCACTTGACTTGGCCGATATCGGTCGCTACTACAACGACTGTCCGATCATGGTCGAGAGAAATATGGACGGCGGAACCACGATCTTGGTGCTGGCTGGCGACTGTAAGTACGGCGCTGTGATGAAGAGTAAGGAATGGATCAAGCGCGAGAAGAAGACGGTGGAGTTCGATGGCTTCCAGACCAATACGCGCACTCGTCCGATCGCGCTGAATATGCTGAATCGCTTTGTGAAGGAATCGCCTGAGTTGATCTGGGATCAGTCGTTCATCGACGAGGCTCTGGTGTTCGTTCGCAGTAAGACGGGCAAGCCTGAAGCGACGCCTGGAGCCCACGATGACAGAGTCATGGCGCGCGCCATCGCTCATGCGGCTCGGGCGATGCTGCTCAATTACTACCCCACCGATGGGTCTGTGCAGTACGTCGGCAGCGACCGCATGTAAAAGACGTCAAAAACCCTTGATATATGGCCTAAAATAAAGACTTGACACGTTTCCTATATGGTGTATCATAGGGTTGTGGTCAAGGAGAACGGCATGGCAATCAAATATCTGGTCAAGGGTCAGGATCTCGATAGCGGTCTGGTATCGGATCTCGAAGAGACGATGTTCTGGTTGTTCGTCGATGGGGACGCGAAAGCGGGAGCCATCGATGCGCGTCTTACCAAGGCGATCAAGGCTGCGGAGTGGCCTGAGAGCTACAAGGAAGAGTTCGAGCTTGCTTATGCTGTGATCGCAGCCAACGAGCATCTGGTAGAGATCGGGGCGGTGGCGTGATGAAACGATATTGGTCTGTGGAACTGACGAACGCCGATCGACAGTACAAAACTGTCGAAGTGAGGGATGCGGATTTATGCCTCAAGGACGCTGTTCGTAAGGCGGTCACGGACAATCCAGGTTGGTCGTACATTAATGTGTTTCTGTCGAAGGGAGTATAACGACGTGTGGATTTTCACTAAATATGGTTTCTACTCAATCGCAGCAGCGGATGCTCGAGTCGGCGGCTCTGGCGATGATCTCATGGTGCGCGCTCGGATGCGGGAGCATCTCGAGGCCATCCAGAATCGCTTCCCTACGCTGATAGGCAAGCTGAAGGTGATCGAGATCAGTGAGGCGGACTACGGCTATCGCCTGGTGGTCGGGCGCAAGGTGTGGGCAGAGGTGGTCAGTGAGTTGACGCTTGAGCAGACGTGGAGCAATTTCAAGAATCAGGTCGCGATGAATCCTGACAATATTCGCTCGGGCTACGAAGGTGCGTTGCATCGGATCTGGACAATCATGTACGGTCTGCAACCTCAGCCGCGCTTCACACGCCGGTGGGATGCTCCGTTGCCTACGTTGCGGTTGAGTAAGAAGGAACGCAAGCGCCGGCGCAAGGAGATGCAGGAATATCTCGATAGCATGACGGATGTGGATTGGAATGCAATCGATTGGTCAGGAGAGATTCAGTGATGGCAGATATTTCAGCTTTGGCAGTTCAGTTCTACGACGTGTTCGGTGTCAAGTTGGCGAAGTACTGGCTTGGGCCGTATCGTCTGGACATCACCAAGTTCGACGATGAGGTTATCAAGTCGGGCGACCGTTCGATGAAGGACGTGATCCGCGAGAAGTATGGTCAGGGTGCGGTGGAGTTGATTGAGGCGCTCCTATGAGTGTCTATACGGTCGAGAAGTATATTTTGTATGGCAAGCAGTTGCGATGGCGTGTATTGCGTGACGGACAACCGCTCAGTCGCGACATTGACTGGTGCGCTAATTCTTTGCCGACAAAGCAGTCTGCGCAGGAGAAGGCAGCGAAGATGGCAGCATGGGATGAGTGGCAGGTTTTGATGTATGCTGACGATGCTTCGGGCAAGTATCACTGGACTGAAGGGGAGCTGAAACAGATAGCGGAGTATGCGGTAGCTTTGCGCGTGAATCCTTTGCGTTGGACTTTTAACGGGCAGTTTCCACTTCGTAAAATTGCACGGATTCAGCATTTGAAGGATGCGGAGAAGTTGCTGAAGGATGATGGGTGTTGGACTGATGCTCGCTCGGTTCGAGCAGAGACACGACGTGTTATGGCTGCGCGCGTTAAGGCTTTCTGTGATGCCGGACTGAGATTGAAGCGTAAGGAGTCGTTATGAAGAGGATGAAGGTACAGGAGCTGTCGAGTGTCGGGCTGGAGCGTGTTCGCCTTGAGCGCAAGACTACGTTTGTTCAGCGTTACCTAGAGGAGAAGGTGTTCTACGGTGGCGTGATCTGGCAGCGCGGTTTCATTCTTACTCGATTGCAGAAGGATGGCCAGCCCGACATAATTCTGGCGTGCATCGACGACTTCCATGCGCGGGAGAAAGCGGCAGGGCGTGATCCTTTGGCTCAGGCTATCTTCGATGCTACTGTTTTACCGCCGCGGGATCGTGTAGTTCTGTACGATGCGATGGGCGCTGGCGATACAAAAACGATGGACAGGTTGATGAGGAGCGTATGAAGAATCCGCCGCGGTGTTGTCTGTGCAAGGATATCGGATCGATTCCACAGCTGGGATCGGATGGTAAGAAGATAGGTCTGATGCCTTGTCCAGCTTGCCAGCGCGCAGGCTCAATGAAGCGGCCGGTTGTCAGGGACGGCAAAGTAGCGGCAGCAGGAGATTCTTAGACGTAGCACGTTTCATCTATAGTGTGAGAGTGAGGAGCGATCCATATGGCAGCGAAGAAAGAAAAACTAGAACCTTTAGGCGAGTCGGCTCTGAAGCGTGAGATTGAGGCTTTGCAGGATCTCAACGAGCAGTATAAGGCGCTGGATAAGAAGTACGACGCATCGGCAGCCAAGGTGTTAGCGACGTTGAAGGCGAAGGATGTTCGGCGCTACGGCCAGCTTCAGTGTGTCATCGTGCAGCAGTTGCGTCGCACGGTTGATTGGAAGGGCGAGGCATCCAGCATGGCGCGTCGGCTTTATCCTACGGCTGCGGAGCTTCGCCAGTATTTGATTCGGCTGGCGCGGCGGTATCCTCGCAAGGCCATCAAGCCGTCCATCAGGTTGACTATGCTCAAGACGGAGGAGGAGCTATGAAAGAGGTGATCTTCGTTGACGGCAGAAGGATCTTAGTGGATGCGGACACGATGATGTGCCCGGCTGGGGAGGTTCTGCTGTTGAAGCGGAACCCTGAATCGGACGGCACTAAAAACTCCCCGCCACTCAACGATGTAGTCAGGTCATACCCGGCGATGGAAGTGAAGGATGTACGCGACGTGAAGGTCACGCCGGTAAAAGAGATGGCGATCAAGCTGTTGACGGCCTGCTCTAAGACGGAACCTCACGGATCCCGCAAGCTGGCCCAGATCGCCGGCCTCGAGTACTCAGACATCATCGTGCCGATCCTGAAGAAGCTGAGGGAGGCTGGCAAGGTCATCTTTGCAAGCGGAAGCGGAAAGTGGACGAGGGCATAATGGCGAAGCTCTATGTCATGTCGAGGATAGGTAGATCTCCTGCTCTTAATGTGTAGCGATGAAAGGCCTGGGGCGGAGCAAGTTCACTGTGTTTGAGTGGACTGTCAGAGTAGCGGCCAAGAAGAAGGCGATCCACATATGCGGCGAGGGATGTCTCTCGACGTTCATTAGTAGGGAGTTGAATAACCGGACAGCAGTAGAGCCTGCGAAGGCAGAGGAGCAGTAACATGGCTGGAATGAAGGCGAAGTCTATTAAGTCGGTGATCGTGCGCAAGATGACGGCCTGGCTGGAGTCCATCGAGGACGAGGCTCTGCGCAAGCAGGTAGCCGCCTCGATTGTGGTGACGGGGGGTTGCATCGCGTCTATGCTACAGGGCGAACCTGTGAATGACTTTGATGTCTACTTGCGTGACTATGAGACTGCGGTCAAGGTGGCTGAGTACTACGTCGGCAAATTCGAGCCGCGTAAGGCCAGCGGTATCAAGGTTCCGCTGTTCGTGGACGCGGATGCCAGCGCCAAGCGCGTCAAGATCGTAGCGAAGTCGGCTGGGATTGCCAGCGAAGAGGGGACGGCGAAGCCCTATCAGTATTTCGAGTCACATCCTGAGCAGGTCGGCGAGGAGTATGTTGCAGACGTGATGGATCGTCCCGATCAGATCATGGACGCGCACGAGGAGATGGAGAAGTTGGCATTGCAGACGACATCGGATGGTAAGCAGAAGTTTCGCCCGGTGTTCATGACCAGCAATGCGATCACGCTCAGCGACAAGCTTCAGATCGTTTTGCGCTTCCAGGGAACGCCAGACGAGATTCATGCGAACTACGACTTCGTTCACTGCACGTCGTACTGGACGAGCTGGGATGAGAAGCTGGTGTTGAAGCCTGAGGCGATGGAGTCGATTCTGTGTAAGGAGCTGCGTTACGTCGGCAGTAAGTATCCCATCTGCTCAGTTGTCAGGCTGCGCAAGTTCATCAGCCGCGGGTGGAGAATCAACGCCGGTCAGATCTTGAAGATGGTGATGCAGATTTCGGAGTTGGATCTCACGGACGTGAAAGTGCTTGAGGATCAGCTCACTGGTGTCGACACGGCTTACTTTCTTCAGCTGATTGAGAAGCTGAAGGAGAAAGATCCGGACAAGGTGAACGCGGCATACCTGGTGGAGATCATCGACCGGATGTTCTGACGCAGAGTAGTTTCTCTATCATGGGAGTGAGGCATTATGTTGAAGACGGCAGCAGCGAAGATTTTGTTGGAGCGGGACAGGCTGACGGCCCGGTATCGTGAGCTACAGGCGGAGATGAAGTCTGTACGCGAGCAGCTGGCGCAGCTGACGCCGGTCGGAGGATATCGGCCTCAGGCCATATTGCGGATGTGCAAGTGCGGTGCCGGCCCGTTCAGCGCTCGGGAGCTTCGTTTGCACAGATGTGGAGGCGAGTCGTGAGTGCAAGGAAGCCATCGTCGGAACATGTAGACGACCCCGTCTTACCGAGGAACTTCGGGGTTATCGACTTTAGCAAGCGTAGGCCGTCGGTGTTCGATGGAATGCCACAGCTCACAGAAGAGGATTTAATCGGGTTCTCTCAGAATGCCATCGACGAACTTACGAAGGAAGTGAGAGGCAAGTGATGGCATACGATCAACGGTGCGCGGATCTGGCGCGTGTGTTTCTTATGGATCATGAGACTGGGCCACAGCCTACACCGGCCGCGGTCGAAGCTTTGGCTGAGCATATCCAGATGTGCATCGAGGAATGGATCGAGACGGAGATCAAGCAGTGAATATTGGAATCCCATCAGATGCAGAGATGTGGGAAGTGGTTGCAGCGATCCAGGTCTGTCAGTCGCAGGGGATCTTGACGATTGAGAATGACGCGATTGGTGACGCAGCCGAGTTGTATCAGATGGCTGGTCTGTTGAGTGCCAAGCCGCGAAATAGGATTGATCTGGACTTCAGCAAGGCATACCGTGCTATCGCTACGGCCAAGGAGACTTATCAGGCGGTGTTGGCTCGGGCGAGTGGGCTGGAGCCCAAGCCAATCGGCTCCCCGAAGTTCAAAGGGTTCACTCCATCGATGAATGGAGGCATCGTTGTCTGCTCACACGAGGTCACAGGGGAGTTCAAACTGCCCTGGCAGGTGTGGAGGGTCATCGTGCGTCATCTACGCTCCTACGGGCAGACGGTGCGTTTCCTGGGGCGCTCAGGAGAGCGTATGGACTATGCCACGTTCACCGAGGGGCAGATTCTGTCGAATCTCAGTTTACAGGAGCGGATGCAGGCGCTGGCATCGGCTGGCTTGGTTGTAGGCGTTCCGAATGAATGGACTTGGATATCGACTGCGTGGAAGAAGGTTCTGGTTATGCACCCCGACGACGTTCCACAGGAGCGTTGGTTCGGGTTTGACGTAGTTCCGCAGACTCTTGGCAGGTTGCTTTATACGCGGAGTCAGCTTCAGGTTCCGGTGATCTTGGCTGGTCTGCGCAAGTTGATATCGGTGATGTGATGGAACGTCAATATAGCCCCCTGAGTGGAGGCGAGAAATGGATAGCGGTGAGGTTTGAGAACCTGCTGCTCACGTCTGTGGGCGGCGAGAAAAGAGGAATAGTGATGGAAGAAGAGACGAACTTTTATGATGAGGCACGCAGACTTGGAATCGACACGCAATCTGATCCTAACGAATATTGGAAGCCTGAGACTGTTCGCGTTTTTATG